GTACAGAGACCGTCATGCCAGTTCCCAGAATTATATTGCCAAGATAGTTACCGAGATAATCTATGGCGAAACTGACAGCGGAACCATTGCTGCCAGTGAACTCCATGCCATCTCCGATGACAAGCACTCCGCCAGTCTGCTGGATAAGTGGCGCTGTGCGAGTGCCACCTCCAGCTATAATCCGTCCACCAAACAACTTCGCTACGCCATTGGACACAATGATGGCTGGTTGGTTCAGCGTATAATAGATCACAAAGAGACCAAGAATGTGCAACTCACCGCCGCCAGAAACGGATGCTATCGGATAGTTCGACGAACTATGCGCGTATATGTTATGGATAAACAGGCGTGCTGGACCATCAGTGCTTAGCACAGATATTCCAGGACGGATTGCCGCTGTCCCGGCCGTATAGTAGAAGTTTGTAATCTCAAGGAATAGTTGCCCGTTAACCTCCAACGATGACGTATCGCCGTCGTTGTTTAAGTTCGTGATAGTTGACCACCCGGAGTCGTGAAAGATAATGCGGCCTCCAAGGTTTGAGATGCTTTGACCCTGAATGCCGGTTTGAAATGAAGGATTTGAGGCACTTCCACATTGGATAGCAATCGTCTGTCCATCTAGGAAAATGCCAACTTGCCCAGTTGTATTCCAACCATACGGCCAGTGTTCATAAGTTCCTACAAAACTCCAATCTGCAACACTATTATTTATGGCCTGCGCCAGACCAGTTCCAGCAGCGCCCATCTCGATATTGTCGATCCAGAATACGGTGTCGAACAGAAAGCCATTCCAGGCACCGCGCACCTGAACATTCTGGACCTTGATACGCCCGGAGCCGTTAGGTCCATAGATAGCCCATGGATATTGAACGCCAGTGCCGCCATGTACCGAGGTGCCCCCCGCCGCTAGTGTCTTTAAAGTGCTGCGGCTGGTAACATCATCTGGTTGGCTGAATACTATACCAAGATCACAGATAGTCACACCATAGTCTGCCGATGATCCACATAGGATCACCGACGAAGCTGCTGGATCAAAATTCTGGTCAACCAACAAGAGCGTATTTCCACGCCCCGCCCCCGATAGCGTCTGGCTTTCAGCCAGAGTGAGTTGCTTGTATATTTTGTAAAAGCCACTCGGAACGAACACTGACTTGCCGGTAGCGATAGCCAGCCGGAACGCATCGCTGCTGTCAACCCCACCGGTTGGATCGGCCCCGAAATCCAGCACGTTAGCAACATCGACGGCTCGATTCTGCGCCGAGCGCGATGCCGTACCGCCGGTTGCGGTGTAATAGAGCGGCCCCACGGTCCCGCCGCTCAGCGACAACCGCTGAGCCAAAGCAGCGTTGACATCCGCAGCGGTCGCTAGTTGTCCGTCTACAATCGCCATTATGCAAGTGCCCCAGACCACGACATACGCGGCGCCCGCACCGCCAGTAATTGCGCAAACATGCCGGCGTTCTCCTGAGACCCGCGCTCATAAACCTCTGGCGCGCTCTCATATCCCGCGTATTTCATCATTGTGCGGTAGACGATCAGCATCTGAAAGCGCGACGGCATACCAGCAGGAGTGTCTGTATCATTGACCATTACCGATGGCGCGACCCAATAATCACCTGTGATGGTGTAATTCCCATTCGGCGGCGGTCCAAGGCAGAGTGACTGATCAGGACCAACCGCAATCACAAAGGGCCGAGTCTGTACGCGCCGCATTGCGCCAAGCATGTAGCTATTCCGCCACGCGTCGTACGGGATCTCATCCAGGAACATCTCGTCATTTGCGAAGGTAGAGAGAGTACCGCCAGCAGTCGTAAAGCACCGGAACGTATCTCGATCCCACTTGCCAAACGAGTCTACGGCAACTCCAACCGTGCCATCTGTAGCGATATTCACTCCCCCACTTGTGGAAAAGTCGGAAGAGAAGTCAGAGGTGAAATCACCACCACTGCTGCTGGTTGCCCCAAGAGGGTAGCTATACTCCCCCGCGATCGTAGTGAATGCCGCACCACTGCCCAGTAGGCTGCTGGCGCGCATCCAGGTCCATTCGTCGTTGTCCATCTGCACGTCGGTCCAGGCGTCGTTAACCCAGTTCACGATGCGGCCGAGCGCACCCGTAGCGCCAACCGTTGTCGGAAGCGCTGTCTGGATCGCTGAGCCACTAGCGACGCCACACTCGACGGCGGCCCGTTGGCAGATGGCTAAGAAATTTATCGGACCTCTCCGTACCTAGAGGTTACGTCTGCGCAATTCTTGAACCCAGGCCGGCCCACGCGGATTACGATCCTCAATGATCGAGAACGAATGAACCGCAGTAGTTGATCTACCTTCGGTATTGTAAGGTTGGTCACTATCCACATTTTCTATGATCGTATTGATCGTATTTATCTTGGCGCGGATAATCACCTCAAGCACCTTGCGTTTGACTACTAACAGGCGACCGACTGGAAGGTACCCGATCTCATCCCATCGTCCATTCTGATATACTTCGGCCATTTTTCCATTTACCCAAACCGGGAATGAAGTCGCGGCATTCCTATCAGTCGATGGCTCCAGCCGGATCGTAACTGGCTCTTCCATAAATGCCAGTTCGTCCAGATAGTCCTGCTGATGTGTCCGCTCAGTCAGCACGACATCGCCGTCATACGTAGACGGGTCAGTAATCGGCGGCAACTGCTCGATCGGCATAGTATCGCTGTGAAGTTCTTGACGCGGCATTTGGTGCTCCGAGATAGGGAAATGACGAGGCCGCACACGACGACGGCCTCGTCTGCTCATGCGATTTGTGGCCGCGAAGGCAACTGCGCCACGTTCTTGAACGTGGTGCAGGTAACGCCCGATGCCGTCCACGAACCGGTGCCAGGAACCCACGCCGCAGCAGACGGCGCGGTACGGACAACGGTGTAGGCCAACGGACAGAAGTCGCTCGGCAATTCAGGGAACTGCGGCGCGATGTAGAACGCCCCAACCGTGGTCGTAACGCCAACAGTGTTCGGGATAATCCCGCCCTGCACCATCTTGATGGCGCCTGCGGTGTTCACCCCAAGCACCAAGGTGCAAGTCTGGTTCGGCTGGAGCGCAAGGAACGCAACTGCCGTGTTGGCGTCTGTCGTCGGCGTTGCGGTGTTGGTCTGTGCCGCCAACGTCGTTCCGAAAATGCCGTTGATCACGCAGTTCGTGGTTGCGGTGGTCGTGTAGGTGCTGGTGGTGCCGGCAACGGCGCCGGCAGTCGCCAGGTTCACCGTGATCGGAAGATCAAAGTCAGTGACAGTGCTCATTGGTCAGGTATCCTTTCTTAAACCAGCGCCGATGGGTCGAACGGACCCAACGGGCTGATGTATTGGGTGGTTGCTGTGTCCAAGGCTGTGGTGCCGCCCGTGAAGGCGCCAGCGCCGCTGATGATCAGAAATCCCACCAGCGCTTTGCCTCTCGGGAACGGAGGGAATAGCACCGCTCCAAGGGTCGCGCCCTGCGTGCCGCCACCAGCAGTCACTGTGCCCGCGCTATCGATGAAGAAGCAGGCCACAGTGAAGTTACCGGCGCTGGTGTTGATACCAGTCAGCGCAGGCATGTCAGTCGAGGCCGCAATCTTCACCAGAACGCCATTGGCTACCGCGTAAAAGTCGGCTGCGCCAGTCTTCGCTAAAGCACTGGCAGAGCCGTGGATGACCAACCCAGCACTCGTGAGAGGCTGGGACGAGTAGCGATCCACGAGGGTATCCAAAGGGCCTCGGAGCGCTTTAAGCGCCCTCTGGTCTTTGAATGCCTCCAGATATTGTGACAGAGTAGCAATCATTGAACTTCTCCTCTGCCAGCTATCAGGTCAGCACTTTCGAGCCAACATTTCCGACTGCCATCCAGCCCTGATTCTCGATCATGATGGCCTTCCACCAGATCGTCCCGGCGTAGCCACGCTGGCCGAGCGGGTCCGACTTCGACTTGTCGCCAGGCGACATGAACGTGGGCGACAGGCCATTCAGCCCACGCACCGCGATCTGCCCCCAGGCGTCCTGCGCCGTGACGATGAAGGGATAAACATCGATTGACGTGCCGGTGGTGGAGTAGAGGCCAGTAGCGCCGATCGCAGCGCCACCATCTTGGATCGCGGGAAGATCCGGGGACGTGATGAACCGGAACCGCTCGCATTTGCCGATTTCGTTCGGCATCGGCGTCCCGCTAGCATACGCTTCGGCCGGCACGAAATTGGGCAGATCGCGAATGTCAGGTTCGAGGTCGGTATGGCAATAGACCGTGTAGCCTTCCGCCACTGGATCGGTCGCGAAATTCGGCCCAGCCTTCAGCACTTTGTTTACAGGCTTGCCGTGGTTGGCTTGCAGGTTCTTGGCGATCTTACGGATCATACCAAGCGTCATACCGCCGTTAACGGTCGCGACCGACGTGCCGGCGCCACCATAGTATTGATTGGTGCAAGCCCGCAGTGCGCCCCATGCGATCATCTCGTTGACGAACGTCACACGCTCGCCAATCTGCTCGATCATCGCCTTGGGGATGTCATCTTCGTACAGGTCATAGGTAACGTCGGTGAACCCGTAGAGGCACGAATACTGCTGCACGACAACGGTGATATCCAACGGCACCATGCTTTCGGGCGGCGGCGTAACGCCTTCCGAAGTCTGATGCGCCTGGACGATGACATTGCCTCGGTCGCCAGTGCCGTTCTGGAAGAACTGGTTCTGGCTTGATGCGGAGGTAGCGGTTGCGCCATATGGCAACCAACGGCGAGCAACGTAGGTCTTGCTGTTGTTGCGCGGCATTGGAATCTGCCGACCAGCCTTGCCAAGTACTTCGAGAGGCACGGCGTGAGCGAGGATCTCGCCCTTGAACTTGTTAATTCTACCCGGAGTTAGGTCGAAATTTTGCATAGGCATCGGATTTGTCCTGTGAAGGGGGATTGCGGGATTTGGATTTTCAGGTCGCAACCGTCGTCACAGGGCGTCGGTTATAGGCGCGGGCCGAAGCACGCGTCGTAGTCGTAGGCGCTAAGGCTAGCCCCGCGCGCTGCGGAAACCAGCCTCTAATTCGTCGTTGTCGCTATTGCTTGGAGCGGGTGCCGCTCCGTCACCTTTCGGCTGTACTGCTGCGCGGAACCTATCTGCCCGCTCTTGCGGCTTTGCCGGTGCGGACGCGGACCTTGGTGCCGTACGTGTTTCACGCCGAAACAGAGCGATCGACCGCTGGATAGCAGCGGCTGATTCTGTCTCGTTGATGCGGCGTTGATATTCCGCATCCTTCGTGCCGAGCCACTTACGAAACTCGTTGCTCGGATCAGGCTGCGCCTTCGTCACATCCACCGCACCGACGATGGTGCGCCAGTCCGGATAGGTGTCTTCAAGACCTTCCATCTCTTTCTTGGCGATAAAGCCAGCCATAACCTTCTCAATCTTGCCGTCATCGATGTCGTTGGCATCGAGCTTCAGGCCAGATAGTGCCGCCTCAAGAGCGGCGCGGTTATGCTCGGCAAGTTCCGGAAAGTCCCTCGCCATCGCCTCAAAAGCTGTCTTCGGTATCTCGACCTTACGCATCGCTACGGGCGCGTCTTTCCGAGACTCCGCGATCTGCTTCTGAAGGTTACCAATCGTGCCAAACGCCTTGGACAGTTGGGCGTCGTAGGATGCCGTCTTTCTGGCGGCGGCCTGAACTTCAGCCCAGTCTGCGGCAGTTACCTGCACATACTCTGGCTTATCCGGCTTTCCCTCTGCCGTTGCGGTCGCCTTGTCAGGTGCCGCTGGCTCAGCAGGCTTGACCGGTTTCGCTGTAGCCTTCGCTGGCTTATCGGAAAAGCCTGATGCGAAGTCGTCTTGCTCCTGCGCTGTCTCAGTGGCAGTGGTATCGTCTTCTGGTGGCATGTAGGTTTCTCCAAGCAGTCGCCTTACGGTGACTGGTCCTCGTTTCCGGTCACGAATGGCCGGTCATTCCCCAGGGCTATTAGATCCCTTAAGGCTTTGATTTCACCGCGTAAGGCTGCGGTCTGCATCTTGGATAGGGCGCTGTCGTTTTGCTTGCGCTTTGCCTCAAGACGCTCTTCGAGATGAGCTTTCAGCCGC